CCCCCCCCCTCCGTCGGGCTGCGGTGCGCCGTTCATAGTCTAATAGGAGGCCTCCGGCGGTTGAATTTATGCTAATTATGTATAGGCAGATGCAAGTCCCTATGCTTATTCGGGAGATCTCGCACCGGAAAAACTCTTTGGGCTAGATCCCTTGGACAGCACATATATTGTGTTGGACTTGTGAGTGGAGACGAGTGCATGAAGGCACCAGACGTCGATTATGCAATTTTCGACGATATACGAGGCGGGATGAAATTCTTCCCGTCATTTAAGGAGTGGTTGGGGGCGCAGGCTTGGGTCACGGTGAAACGATTGTACAGGGAACCTGCATTAGTGCAGTGGGGCAAGCCTTCAATTTGGTTGGCCAACAGTGACCCACGCAATGATATGAGTCACGACGATCTGCAGTGGATGGAGGACAATTGTATTTTTGTGGAGTGCAACGAAACTATTTTTCGTGCCAATACAGAGTAGCCATAGGATCAAATAACAAATGATCCAAAGGACTTGCGGCGGGATGCGCCTTGAAAATATCCACCACGTAATAATCTCCCATACCAGGCTTCCCTGTAGTGCTGATAGCGTTGCCAAAGATATCCCCTCCGACTTCGTCGTCGTCATAAACCAGGTTTTTATTCATGGGATGCCACATCTTGAAAACCCTCTGGATACCAGAGTCATTGCCAGACCGAAGTGAAATAGTCCGATCATACTTCACACTGACGTGTTGGGCATCGGTCTTCGCAGTGGTCAAATCCGTAAAATCAGTCCCATAGGCTCCATCGAAAATAAGAGATGTAATTTGTTCGGCGATCGCCTCGTTGTCAGCGCTAGCGCCAGCCGACGTAAGATTGCGGCTCAGCCGCACGTAACCATTCGGAGCAACATCCAAAAAAGGCAAGACATTCGTGTTGGTCCCATCTCGCCTAATAATGGCCAAGCCCTTTAGCGTGAACGCGATCCTACGCCAAACCCAAGGGAGTGACGTGTCGGTCGAAATATTGATTTTCTCCGCCAACCCGCGCATAAAACAGGTTTGAGTGTTGCGCTCGGTCGCCTCTGGAACGGTACCGAGACCGCGAGCAGTGGGCAACCAACAGACCATATGCTCAGTAAAACCGGCAACGGTGGAATTCCCGGTAATGGTGAGCGGACCTTGAGCAGCACTAGATGCACTGCCAGTCTGTTGGAAGCTGATCATGTTGTCCTTCTTCTTGGTGGACGCAACATTGAGAATTGCACGGCGTGAAGTTGTTGTCCTCATAGTCCTCCGTCTGAAGACGCGTCTCCTCCGAGCGGGGTAACGACGGCGGATTGGAGAACGACGCTTGCGTACGACGCGTCTGCGCCGGGAGTATCGAGCGGGCATACTGAATTTTGTTTTGCAGCTCCTGCAGGCCAGAGGCAAGGATCAGGCAGTCGTTCAAAATAAGCGCTAGCTGGGTATCCATGTTGGGTGGCAACAGGAACAAGTGTGACTCATTCGAGCAGGGGGGCGGACACGGGTATTTATAGTTGGGGTGTGCCCTGTGTCCTGGGCTATAATATTAGTTTCGCCCAGGACACTTTGGACACATCATGTCAGCTTTCAACGTCAACAGTCGCTATGTCCTCCTCACTTACGCTCAATGCGGAGACCTCGACCCTTGGGCAGTTAACGACCTGCTTTCAACATTGGGAGCAGAATGCATCATTGGACGAGAGCGTCACGAGGATGGCGGCATTCATCTCCATGCTTTCGTCGATTTCAACAGAAAATTCCGAACTCGGCGGAGTGATATCTTCGATGTTGATGGTCACCACCCAAACATTTCACAGTCTCGAGGAACTCCAGAGGCGGGTTACGACTACGCAATCAAAGACGGCGACGTGGTGGCAGGAGGACTGGGTAGACCCGAGGGGAAGAGCAGAGGAGGAGATGGGTCGACTCATGCTAAGTGGACTGCGATCACGCAGGCTGAGAATCGAGAACAGTTTTGGGAACTGTGTCACGAGCTTGATCCAAAGGCTGCAGCAACTTCTTTCACCCAACTCAGCAAGTACGCGGACTGGAGATTTGCGCCTGACCCTCCCGTGTATGAGCACCCAATCGGAATCAGTTTCACCGATGGAGACCTTGATGGGAGAAGAGAGTGGCTCGATCAATCAGGAATTGGTGGTGGAGAGCGTCGGGGTAAGCGATCTTTCACCTCCGCCTATCTCCTCCGGGGGGGGCCCCCCCCAGGGGCACCCTCCCCCCCCCTCCGTCGGGCTGCGGTGCGCCGTTCATAGTCTAATAGGAGGCCTCCGGCGGTTGAATTTATGCTAATTATGTATAGGCAGATGCAAGTCCCTATGCTTATTCGGGAGATCTC